AATATTACATAATGTTCGTAACTTGAACACGTCTGTAGTATCTGTTAGCGTTGATTGCACCAACACCGTCAGCAGTAATATTTCCTGACGCAGAAGCACCAGCAAATGGATTAGCAACCATACCGTATCTAGTTTTGAAACCGATTTTCGGTTGGAAGTTATCCTGACCTACTGCTCTAACCATTTGTAGAGGTACATACGGACAATAGAATAAACCAGCGTCGTATGGAGAAGTTCCTTTGTAACCAACAACGTAGTACTGTTTAGTAGGTGACGCATTGCTTGCCATGTTAGCAGCATATGGGTCAATGTAAACTTTGTACTTACCATTTAATACACCAGCAAAAGTATTACCAGTATCGTCAATGTTTAAGTTGTTGTTTAATGCAGGAGTGTAATCCAAAACACCCGCCATTTGTAACGCAGAGGCAACATCTGAAGAACAGATAATCATGTTACCTTTTCCTCTTCTTGTTCTCTGAGCGATTGTGTTTGCATCTCTCTCTAGTTGGAACATAAGACCTTTAAATCTTTCAACAGACCATCTACCATTAGAGTCTGTGTCAAGGTCAAATACCCCAGCAGTTGTTGTGTTAATTGCAGCATGTGAGTTGTCATTATCAGCAGCACCTACTTCAGCAGTTCTGTAAACTGTTCTAACTACTTCTCTATTGATCTCAGCTAAGATTTCAGCAGATAATATGTTAGACAATTCAGTTTCAGCGTCTAAGCCGTGAATTGCTTTAAGGTCCTGTGCTAATTCCATAGTGTACTCAGCCTTTAATGCTCTACTTTTTGCAGTTACAGTAGATTTCTCAATTGAGAAAGCCATTTCAGCAAAAGAGTTTGCAGACGCATCCCCTAAAGCTTCTGCATATGCAGTTGTCATACCAGTACCAGTTGTGTAACCAGTAGAAGTACCTATTGAGTCATTAAGAACAGCTGGGTTTTCACCAGTTTGTGCTACAGCGGAAGCCCCACTTGTAGATGATCCTGCTTTGTTTCTAGCAGAAAAATCTGTATCAGCTTCGTCAAAAAGAGCTTCACCACCACTTTGAGTTGCATATCTGCTTCTCATTGCGAAGATCAGACCAGTTGGGCCTGACATAGGTTGAACACCAGCGATATCGTATGCGATAAGGTTAGGCATTGCTCTTCTTACTAAGCTAATTAAAATAGGATTCCAGTTTTGTATTGCGGAACCAGTTGCGTTAGTTGGCGCAGCTTCTGATAAGAAAGCAGCGTCTTCTCTTAGCGACTTTTCTTGGTTCTCTAATACCATTGAAGTAACGGCTCTTTTATAACTATCCTTGACTTCGGGAAGATCAGGATGGTCTAAAACGGGCTGCCACTTGTTTTGCATTGATTCAGATAAAAACATTTTTCTATCTCTCCTTCTTTTTAGTTAATTAACTAACCCTTACTTTACGTATGGGTTTTTCTTTGATTTACTAATTGCAGCAGTATATGCAGCCATTGATTCGTTCATAGAACCAGCATTGTTTTCTGCCACCTCATTAGATTCAGTATCACTCGCTTTTGCTTTAGGATAGTAAGAATTTTTTAATGTTTCTACACTTTTTCTAAAACTGTCAGCGTCTTTATATTCAATTCCTTCTGCTAAACCTTTAAGTTTTTCAGTTTCAGTTTCAGCAAGATCAGATGTAACATCATTGATGATATCCGTTCTTACGTGTTGACCGATTGCCTGATTCAACTCAACGTTTTTCTCAATAGTAGAGTTAACTTCTTCTTTTAACTTTTCTATTTCAGCAGTCTGAGCCTCAATCACATCATACTTCTCTTGTGGAACATTGATGTAGTGAGATTCAAATAGAGATTTAAGACCACCGATAAAATCTTCAGTAATCTCAGCTCTTAAGCCTTTTTCTATTGCTAATTCGTTTTCTTTCATCCACTCCTCAACAACATAGTTTAGGTAAGCGTCAACTTTTTCTACGATTTCTGATTTAGTTTCTTCAACTTTTTCATTAACCTTAGTTTCGTATTCACTCTCTAAATTTTCTATTTCTTCAACGAGTTTTGCTTTGATAGAAGCTTCAAATATAGTAGCAGCTTTTGCTTTAAACTCTTCCGAAAGGTCTTCACCTTCAGTTAGAGCAGCAACATCTTCTTTCATGTCCATATCTTTAACTTTATCTTTAGCAGTTTCTTTTTTAGGTTTTTGTTTAGGTTCATCTTTGTCATAAGCGTCCTCTTCTTTAACCTCTTTTTTCTTCTCGTCTTCTTTATCAGCAACTTCTTTAACTTCTTTATCTTTTGACTTATTAAGAGCGTCTAAAGCTGCTTTAGGCATTTCGCCTTCTTTCATATCTTTTTTATCTTTTTTCTCATCTTCGTCAGCAGTTTCCTTAACATCTTTCTTTTCGTCTTCTTTATTTTCAGACTTATCAGATTTTTTGTCAAGGTATTTTTTAAGACCTGCAGGCATTTCGCCTTCTTTCATCTCGTCTTTTTTCTTTTCGTCTTCTTTATCTGCAACTTCTTTCATGTCTTCTTTTTCTTTATCTTTTTTCTCTTCAGCTTCATTAGCATTGCTATATGATTTTTTAGGGTCTGCTTCAGCTTTTAGAGTCGGCATTGCGTCCGCTGTACCTGCACTTTTTTGTTGTGGGTCACCTGTAATGTGGTTAACCCCTTGTGCGAAATCTACTTTTGCGTCTGTCGGTGAAGTAACTGCTTTTGTCATAACTTGTTGTACAGTTGCTGCTAGCGACTTTGCTGGTTCAGCTGGAGCTGCGTTTTTTGTTGGCAAATCTGCCACAGTATTGTCAGCCATCGTTCTATCTCCTCAATAGTTTTTCTTGTTGTTGTAAAATAAATGCACCACTCCTCTCGGAATGAGTCAATTACTATTTATAAAATTACAGATTTTTAAGAAAAGATTCAAATACTTGAGCGTTTTTATCTGCTCTTGCTATTCTCTCTTTACTTTCT